CAGGAGATGCCCTGGCTCAACGCCTCGCACCGCGTGCTGCTGAGGCTCGCCTGTTTCTGGACGGCAAAAATGGACGACCCCCAGGCCGACTTCGGGGTCTCGGCGACCCAGGCGCTGAGCTCGATCCTTTCGAAGCTGGGCGCCACACCGGTGGATGAGTCAAAGGTTTCGCATGGCACAGACGAAGAGGACCCCGACGACGAGTTCTTCAGCGGCGCCGGCGCCGGTCGATCGCACTAAAGCCTATGCCCTAGACGTGCTTGCCGGGCGGATCGTGGCTGGGCCGCACGTGCGGAACGCCTGCCGGCGCCACCTTCAAGACCTGGTGCAGGGACCCGAGAGGGGGCTTCGCTTCGATCTGGAGGCGGCCGAATTCGCCTTCGGCTTCTTCGAACGGATACTGCGTCTCTCCGAGGGCCAGTTCGAAGGCCGCAAGTTCGATCTGCATCCGTCCCAAGCGTTCATCGTCGGATCGCTGTTCGGCTGGAAGGGACCCGACGGGTTCCGCCGCTTCCGCCGGGCCTACATCGAGCAGGGGAAGGGCAACGGGAAAAGCCCGCTCGCTGGAGGCCTCGGGCTGCTGGGGATGACGGCCGCCGGCGAGGCCGGGGCGCAGATCTACTCAGCTGCTGCCAAGAAGGACCAGGCAGGGATCCTGTTCGCCGATGCCGTGAAGATGGTCAAGCAGTCCCCCGCGCTGGCCAAGCGCGTGGAGTTCGCCGGCGGCGACGGGCGCGAATACAACATGGCGCACCAGGCCAGCCAGAGCTTCTTCCGGCCAGTGTCACGCGACACCGGTAAGACCGGTTCGGGGCCGCGGCCGTTCTTCGTGCTGGTGGATGAGGTCCACGAACTACCCGATCGCAAGATCATTGAAATGCTGGAGCGCGGATTCAAATTCCGCCGCGAACCGTTGCTGTTCATGATCACCAACTCCGGTAGTGATCGAACGTCGGTGTGCTGGGAAGAGCACGAACACGCGGTCAAGGTCGCAGCGGGGCATACGGCCGCCGTGAATGACACGACCTTCGTGGGCGAGCCGATCGACGACCGGACCTTCAGCTACGTGTGCGCCCTGGACGATGGCGACGACCCGCTGGAAGACCCGACGTGCTGGGCAAAGGCCAATCCCTTGCTCGGCGTCACCATCACAGAACAGTACCTCTCGGACCTGGTCAAACAGGCGAAGGCGATTCCGGGTTCCCTGAACGGAATCCTCCGCCTTCATTTTTGCATCTGGACCGACGCGGAGACGGCGTGGATGACCCGATCAACTCTTGAGCCGGCGCTCGCCGACTTCGACCCTGCGCAGCATCACGGGTCTAAGGTTTACCTGGGACTCGACCTCTCGCAGAGCCGCGACATCACGGCCCTTGGGGCGGTAGTGGAAACCGGCAGCATCGAGGTGTCGGTGGTGGTGGACGGTCAGGCGCAGATGATCAGCAAGCCTACCTATGACGGGTGGGTGGAAGCCTGGACCCCGGGCGACACGGTTGCGGCGCGCGAGCTGCGCGACAAGCTGCCGTACCGGGCATGGATAAATGGCGGGCACCTGCACGCACCGCAGGGCCAGACAATCAGCTTCCGCCATGTCGCTCAGACCCTAGCGGAGTACGACCGGGACTACCAGGTCGAGCTGATCGCCTACGACCGATACGCGTTCCGCAAGTTCGAGGACGAGGTGCTCGAACTTGGGCTGTCGCTGCCGTTTGCCGAGCATCCCCAAGGCGGCACGAAGAAGGGAAGGCCGCTTGAGGTGGCAGTGAAGGCGGCCGAGGACCAAGGATTGCCCACGCCTGAGGGGATGTGGATGCCAGGTTCTCTTCGGCTGTTCGAAGAAGCACTGCTGGAAGGCCGTCTGCGGCTCAAGGGGAACCCGGTGCTGGTGTCCGCAATCATGTCGGCCGTCATCGAATCCGACAAATGGGAAAACCGCTGGCTGTCCAAGGCGCGTTCTGTGAACAAGATCGATGCGGCGGTGGCCCTGTGCATGGCCTTCGGCGCTGCGCATGCCATGCCGGCAGAGGCCGGCGGCATTGATGACTACCTCGAAAACGGCTTCTTTGGACTGATCGGATGACAAACTTCCGCTGGTATAACCCGTTGAGCTGGCGGTTCTTCGGCTACGACGACCCTGTGACCGGGAACTATGTCGAGGTCGACCTATCCGTAGGCGGCAAGGGCACGAAGGCAGGCGTACGCGTGACCTCCAAGACGGCGCTCACGGTGAGCATCGTATGGGCGTGCCTGAAGGTGCTGAGCGAATCGGCCTCGGGCCTGCCCTGGAAGCTCTACGAGGATGTCAACGGTGTCCGCTCGCTGGTAAAGGGGAGCAGCCCGCAACGCCGTCGGCTCCTGCGGCTGCTGGCCAAGCCGAACCCCTACGTCAAATGGCTGGACCTGATCAAAGCCATTGTGGTGAACATGGCGCTGCGTGGGAACGCCTTCGCCATCATCCAGCGCAACGACGACGACGAATGGATTGGGTTGATTCCCGTCGCGGCCGACAACGTCCGAATCGACACCGATGACGGCTTGCTCTACTGGGCGAACATCGGTGGCAAGGAGACGCCGGTATCGCCGACCAACATGCTGCACTTCAAGCTGTTTAGCCCGGACGGGATCATTGGGCTCTCACCGATCGAATGCCAGGCCGAAACCATCGGCCTCGCGCGCGCGGCGCAGGACTGGTCTGCACGTTTCATGCGCAAAGGTGGCTTCACGGGTGGGTACATCATCTATCCCGGCTTCCTGACCAAGGAGCAGCAGGCGCAGATCAAGGCCAAGCTTCCGGACATTCGCCAGGGCGACGTGGATGACTTGGGCAAGATGGCGATCCTGCAGGGTGGTCCGACAATCACGCCGGCCGGCATGACACAGAAGGACAGCCAATTCATCGAGTCGCAGCAGTTTCAGGAAGAGGCGCTGGCAGGCATCTGGGGCGTCCCGCTTTACCTGACCAACCGGGCGCGCTCTACATCTGTGCTTGGGTCGAACCTCGAGCAGCAGACCAGCGGCTTCGTCACGTTCGGATTGAAGCCCTACTTGGACGCCATCGAGAGCGAGCTCAACGACAAGCTGTTTGGCGAAGGCAACATGTTCGTTGAGGCGGTGGTCGAGGGGCTGCTGCGGGCGGACAGCACTGCGCGAGGCAACTACTTCAAGACCGCCCTTGGCGGGTCAGGTGGCTCGGGCTGGATGACCATCAACGAGGTACGGGTTAAGGAGAATCTGCCCGTCCTCAACGGTGAACAGTACAACGAGGTCACGCGGTGGACCAGCAATAAGCCCGACTCGGTCGGGGACGACAACAGCACGGGAGACCCGGCAAATGCTTAGCACTTACGCCTGTCCCTTCGAGGTCAAGTCTGCTGATGATTTCGGCAACTTCGAAGGATACGCCTCGGTTTTTAACAACATCGACCTGGGCGACGACCTGATCGTGCCCGGCGCCTTCGTCAAGGTGAAAACCACGCGCACCGGCCGGCTTCGACTGGCGCTCTACCACAACCTGACCCGGCTGATCGGCGATGCCGAGTTCAAGCAAGACGGCAACGGGTTGCTCCTCAAGGGCAAGGTCAACCTCAACGTCAGCTATGCGAAGGACGCCTACGAGCTGATGAAGGCGGGAACTCTCGATGAGATGTCCGTCGGTTTCAACACCCTGGAAGATGCAGCGGAAACGCGCGAGGGGCGTCGCGTCCGCGTCATCAAGCAGGCCGAGCTGTGGGAGGCCTCGGTCGTCCCTTTCGGCATGAATCCGGAAGCACAGGTCCTGAGCGTCAAGTCGGATCTGCGCACTTTCGAAAGTGCCCTGCGCGAGCGCATGGGCCTGTCTCAAAAAGAGGCGGCAGCCGTCGCCTCTCTCGGCTTTCCCGCGATCTACCGAGACGGTGGGGTCGGGGCCACGGAGACCGTGGAACAGCTGAAGCAGCTTGGCAACTCCATCCAGTCCATCTTTGAAGGAATTCACTAATGCCGGACAACATCAACGAGATCCGCGAAGGCCTCGAAAAGCAGCTGAAGGACGGCTTTGCCGGCCTGCAGAAGAAGTACGACAGCGCCTCTTCCGAGATCGAGAAGGGCAACCAAGTCACCACGGAACTGAAGAAGCAGATCCAGACGGCCACCGACGAAATCCAGAAGGTCGTCGATAAGGTCCTCAAGATCGAGGAAAAGGGCGTACAGCTGGGCAACCAGCCCGGCCAGAAGAAGGGTTTCATCGACTTCATCAAGGACAACGGCGAGTACAAGGCGCTGCAGGGCCGCGAAAAGGGTTCGGCCGAGTTCGAGGTCAAGAAGGAAGAACTGGCGGCCATGGAAGTGAAGGCGGTCACCAGTGCCGGCATCGTGGTGCCCAACTTCGACCCGACCATCCAGCCGGGCATGCGCCAGGAACTGCGGATCCGCGACCTGATCCCTTCGATCTCCGTCACCGGGAGTTGCTGCACACCCGCGGCGCCGGTCCGGTGGCCGAGGGCGGCGCCAAGCCGCAGAGCAACGTCACCTTCGAGCAGAAGACCGACCTGGTCAAGAAGCTGGCCGTCTGGATCCCGGTCACCGACGAAACCCTGGACGATGTGCCGCAGATGTACGGCTACTTGCAGCAGCTGCTGCGCTATGACCTCAAGCTGGAAGAGGAAGCGCAGATCCTGAAGGGCGATGGCTTGGGCAACAACCTGCCGGGCCTGATGACCGACGCTGTCGTGTTCGATGAGGACCTGTCCAAGGCCAGCGATACCTCCATCGACACGGTGCGTCGCGCCATCTACCAGGTTCGCAAGCAGTCCAAGCTGTCGGCCGACGCCACGGTGATGACCGAGCTGGACTGGATGAACATCGAGCTGGAGAAGGACAGCCAGAACCGCTATCTGTTTGCCAACCTGCAGGGCTTCGTCACCCCCATCCTGTGGGGCCGCCCGGTGGTTGCCTCGGACAGCATGGATGAAGGCGACGGGTCCAGCACCGGTGGCGAATTCCTTGTGGCCAACTTCCAGCGCGGCGCGACGATCTATGACCGCATGAACTTCCTGTTCAAGGTCGGGATGATCAACGACGACTTCGTGAAGAACCAGCGCGTGTTGCTGGTCGAAGAGCGCCTGGGCCTGGCAAAGCGCCGCCGCGAAGCGTTCGTCAAGGGCCGTTTCAAGCCCGCCGCTTAAACCACTGGCACCCATGGTGACGG